ATTGTATTGATGGTGCAAACCAAGCCATCGTCGGACGGCCCCGCTTGCCCTCGTTAAGATTACGGCACTCTATGCCCCTGTCGTTTGCCAGAGCATCTAGAACGTCCCCACGCTTGCGTCTGTCCATGTTTGCGAATGCCCCCACGCTGCGCGTAATCTGGCTCTCTGTGATGCCAGCCAGCCCCGCTGTTTCGATCTTGGTGAACACCGCCTTGCAGCAGGCATCGAAGGGGCCATCGGCCATATTGGCCTTGAACATCTTGATGGTCTCAGTCGCGTAATGCTCGACGTAATCGATACTCCACTGCATTGCGTCCAGCCCGATACTTTCCTGTCCCATTGACCGCGCAATGATCAGTGACAGCCGCATGGCGATCTCGCGTGATCGATTGTACATGGCCTCCAGCCCAGTGCCTGCCTCTTTCTTTATCGCGTCCACCAGCCGCTCCTCGTAGCGTCTCAGGATCGCCTTGGCCTCTGGTGTGAATGCCACCTCCATTGGTGAGGGCGGCACATCGTGCGTCGATCCGGGGTCTAGCGTCCCGTTAACGGCGTAAGCGTGATCGCTGGCCCAAGACTTGAGCCGCTCTGAAATTGTGGACGTTGTGATTTCCTGCGATAGCTGGACGCCAATATCGGTCTTCACAATCAGGAACCTGTTTAGAAGCCCAGAAGCCACATCGCCCCCGCCTATTGCCTTCATAAATTCTGACGGCGTGGACATGCCCACCAGCGTCAGTGATGGACGCCTGACCACCTTCTCCAGCTTCTCAGCCTCGCTGGCCTTCATTGTGTTTGTGGCGTAGCCTTGCTGTCGCATGACCCCGTCTGTACGGCCAAAGGCTTCCATGATGGATGTCAGGGCGTCAGCTTTGTGTTGCATTCCCGTGGCCGCTGCTGACTTGAGCATACGGCCCATCTCGTCAATCACGCTGACGTGAACTGGCTTCTTGGTCAGTGTGGACATTACCCCCGCGCCAGAGGTGTAGCCTGCTGGCCCTATCAGGTCTTCCAGCCCAGCCTCTTCAAGCAGCCGCTCCAACACGGTCTTGCTATGCTCTTTGCCCGATCCAGTCTCACCGATATTCAGCAGATACAAGCTGGAGAAGTTCCGCTGGTTTGTAACCCAGCGCCTGCCCATCACTGTGGAGCCGAATGCCAGAGCCGCTTGGACGGCAAACTGGGGCTGTGGCTTGATGGCGGTGACAGAATAATAATTGACCACGTCTTGCAGAACGCCCGGTACTGACAACAGGTGATCTGGTATATTTCCCAGAGGCTCGGCCTTGGCTGCTGGCGTGGACATAATTGATGCCGCCACTTTTGCGCCGTGCTTAATCGCCTCTTCATCATATTCGTGATCTGGATTGTTGGTCACGTTGAGAAACGCAGCGGCGTCTTTTACCGCCTTGGTGACATTGCCCATGTGTTCGTACTGGCACCATAGCTCAAAACAATCGAAGCTGTGGGCGCTGTCGAAAGGGTCAGACGCATGGTGGCTGTAGGCACGGCCATCATCAAAGACCTTGACCCCCGCCAGTTTGGACGTGCTGTTGGGTGACAGGTATCGATCCTTGGCGGTCTGCTTGTAGCCGTACTGTTTTAGCAGACTGTGCATATCGTGGGCCTCGTTGAAGGCGTCGATGACAGACGTGCCGTCACCCTTTGGCCGTGGCCTTCTGGGTGGCTGAAATTCTGGCTCACGCCGCCAAGGGCAGATGGCTTGCATCTGTGGCCGAAATTTATCCCACTCTCGCCAGATTGTGAGAAGCTGTGGCGGTAGTTCTGGCAATCCATCGAATATTGAACGACCAGCCCACTCGTAGGGACGGCCCGTATCTGGGTGAATTGATGGCGGCAGGACATCTTGCACGGCCCCAGCGCGAAGCTCAAAGACCACTTCGGTCTTGCGGGGATCGCCCTCGACGGGCCAACTAATTTTATGGGTGATTAAATCGGGCGGTGCCTTGAAGATCAGCTTGCCTCGATTTTCGCGCCCAATAATCTGGGGGGCCGACTGCATTAACTCACTGAAATCGATGCCCAGTTCTTCGAAGATCAGCTTGGTGTATTCCACATGATCGATGTCCACGGCGCACGTTCCGCTGGCCCCATGAAGCAGGCCCACGTTGTGCGTTGGGTTCTGCTCGTAATATTTTCTGGCCGCTTCTGGATCAGACAGTGCCTGCTCTGGTTTTTGCCAGCCAAAGCGGGTCGGGCCTTTAGTCCCTGCTGGGATTGTGACCAAGAAAAAACCCATCTTTTCGCAATACTCTTCCACTTTTATTGTCATTTTTTTTGACCTTCTTATTTATATACGGTGAGATATTCTGACAGCTTTCTCCATGTGTTCAGACTGATTCGTTCATTGCCTTGCTGCACGGCCTTCACGGTGGGGTGCGACAGCCCAGATTTCTCTGCCACAACCGTCAAACGTCGATCTTGCAGTGCGTCCCGTATGGTCTCCAGAGGTATCATATCGTCCATTGTAGTCTCCAATTTACATATTTTCAAAAAAGAGCTTTACACCATAAAATAAATTTCGTAAAGATCGGCGTGTAGAAAATGTGAATGAATGAATGAAAACGGAGAATGGAAATGGACAATATCAATGTCGATAATTTGGCCTCTGATTGGCTGGATATCAAAGCTCAAGAAAAGTCGCTTACCGCAAAGCGCCACGCGATTGAGGAGCAGATCGCAGCGGCCCTAGAAGTCAAAGATGAGGGCAGCATCTCGCACAAAACTGAAGGCCACAAGGTTACGCTGACACAGCCCGTCAGCCGTAAAGTTGATGCTATTGTGTGGGACAAAGTATCGAAAAAAATACCCCAACATTTGCAGCCTGTGAAACACACAATCAGCGCGGATGCCGCTGGCTGTCGTTACTTGCTGGCTAATGAGCCAAAGTTGTGGGCCAAGATCGCGCCTGCCTTTGAAACCAAAGCTGGCAAAATCGGCGTCAAGGTTGAAGTGCTTTAATGCGCCTGACTGATGTCGAGCTAGAGATGCTGATCTCTGCGATAGCGTGTGTCACTGTCATGAACGGTGACCACAAAAGCCCAGCACAGATTAAGCTAGAGCGTAAATTAAATCGGTGGCGCGACCACCCAGACTTGGAGTTTGCAAATGAACCGCAGCATAGATGAAATTTTGGACGAGGTATTCGCCAAAGTATTTAAGGGAGATTGGTAATGTTTAAGATCGAAAAGGGGGTGCCAATGACGGCACCCTCACGGGACAGGTCAGGCAAGTGGAAAGATTTGCTGGATAAAATGGAAGTTGGCGACAGCGTTCAGCTTGAGAGCCAGACGCAAGCCACATCCATTCGCAATACAGCCAAGCGCATGGGGCTGTTGGTGCGTTGCCAGCAGCAGGACGATGACAGCTTCAGAGCATGGAGGGTTGAGTAATGGCGATTGATCTAAAGACACTGAGCAAGCCAAGCGGCCAGCGGCCTATTATCTGCACTCTGTTTGGCGAAGGTGGAATGGGAAAAACTACGCTTGCAGCTATGTTTCCCAACCCTGTTTTCATCCGCACAGAGGACGGCACAGCCAGTCTTGCAGGCAATGACAACGTCAGCCTGTTTCCACTGGCAACATCTACACAGGACGTGCTGGACGCGATTGAGGCGCTTGCAACTCAGAAGCATGACCACAAGACGCTGGTGATTGATTCGATCACCCAGCTTGCGACGATGGTCGAGGCAGAGATTGTGGCTGCTGACCCCAAGGCCAAGTCGATTAATCAGGCTGGTGGCGGCTACGGCGCTGGCTACAGTGCAGCCGCTGAGAAGCATCGCCAGATCAGAGACTGGGCGGGATCACTCGCGTATGAGAAGGGAATGAACGTCATCTTTATCGGCCACGCTGACACTGAGATGCTCGACCTTCCCGATATGGACGCCTTCGCACGATACACCGTGCGTATGCACAAGAAGTCACTGCCAAATTATACCGACAACGTCGATCTGATCGGATTGATCAGGCTGAAGACTTTAATTCGTGGCGGTGACGGCGACAAGAAACGTGCGATTTCGACGGGGGAGCGGGAGATCATCTGCCACCCACAGGCGTCGAGCGTAACGAAAAATCGGTTTAACATCAGTGAGCCTCTGGCCTTCACGTTTGACCGCAACCCATTTGCAGATTTTGTAGCAGAGT